CGCACGGACGATTTATTTTCATCGTTCGTGCGTTTATTTTTGGAGCTGGTGACAGGAGTTGAACCCGCAACCCACTGATTACAAATCAAATTTATTTAGCGTTTTAACGTGAATAATTATCAGTTTGTTAGCTTTCTGTTAGATTATACATTCCATGCCCAAACGCTGAAGCTTATGTAAAAATAGCACATTCTATGCTTTTTTACAAGTCGCTTATCTTCCGCATTACTAGCTCATACTCTTTCGGGTACACCAGTTTTATTGCCTTCATGTGCTCGTCAAGCACCTGCATCAGACCGCCGAAAGGAACAGAGCTGGCAGCCGCCACAAAGTCGCTTTGTGGTTCCGCTGCTGTGGAGTACGTTGCCCCATAAGTCGCAGGCGGCAATGCCTGGTTCTGCGTTTCAGGTGCCTGCTTTTCTTCCAGCTCGTCCCGCACAGTGCAGAGGGCGGCAAGCTTTTCCACGCTCTGCCAGTCCGTCGAACCGCATTTCAGCTTGTGAATATGGGTGTTGATCTCGTCAATGTCCATGCCTGCCGCCCCCTTTCTTATGCGTTGCGCAAGATGTCAGCGGCCCGCTTGTATGCGTCGCGCTCCGCGCCGGTGGCTTCCTGCATCATGTCCTCGATGTCGGAGATCATGCGCTCACGGCCATCCGTGCGGGAATAATGCCCACGAACATAGTGACGGCCCCGGTTGGCGTAGCTGTTGCCCCGGTTGTAACCGTTCCCGGCATCGTGGCCAAAAGTCCCGCGCATGTCAGCTTCCCACTCGCCCGCACGGCTGTACTCGCTGCCCTCGCAGTAGTCCTCGATGCGGTGGATGTCCAGAATGATATCCACGATCTCGCCGATCATCTCAATATCACCCGGGGAACGGTTCTTTTTGTCGGTCAGCTCCATGAGCTCGTCGCACATCTCATCCTTCAGATGATTCAGTTTATCCAGCATGGCTTTATCTCCTTTCTTATGCTACCCGCTCAACAATCAGATTGCTGTTTGCACTGCTGACTGCCTGCGTACTGATGTTTTTAACTGCCACGGTCACGCAGCAGCCGCGCGGTACCTCGATGAAAGCGGCCACAAAAACATTGAAGTAATTTTCGACTGCCGCCGGGGTAACAATGGCGGTCGCACTGGTCAGTGACTCACCGCCGACGGCCAGCGCCACGGAAACGGGGCCCACAGTGCCGCCGGTGGGAATGGCGATATTGCCGCCAAAGCTTACCTTGAAGCGCGCTTTGCACTGATTGGTCAGGCCTCGCAGAGTCACGAGGCCGCTGCCCTCACGGTGCATGATGCAGGCGGAGGCTTTCACTGCGGTCTCGGTCAGGGGAAGATTTTCGCCCGCCGCCACGCTGACGATGTTAGAATTAGAAAATTCAGCCATTTTATCGGCTCCTTTCATAGAAAAAACGCCGGGACTACTGCCCCGGCGCTCTGGTTTGCAAAATCAGCTCAGGGGCTGAACAGACTACAATTTGCAGTCAGTTGCCGTTATTCGGTTAGGCGCAACCGTTGCAGCCGCAACCGTTGCCGCAGTTACCGTACTGGTAGGGTGCGGGTACCTGGAATGCGGGAACGGGGCGCGGATTGTAGTAGGCCAGCTGACCGCTCATGTAGGCCTTGAGCGTTTCGTTCTGGGCTGCCTGAGATGCCGCAAGCTGTGCTGCGAACAGCTGCTGACCCTGCTCAGCGATCTTTGCGTCCTTTGCCTCGATGCGCTGTGCGGTCAGGGCGTCAAGGATGGCGCGGGCGTTCTGGTTCTGGTTGTCGATGATGTCCCGGGTGGTGTTCTGCACCGTGTTCCGGGTCTCGCAGGACTGGGTGGCCAAATTGTAGTTGACGCCCTGAATGGCAGAGCGGTTCTCGCAGCAGCACTCCTGCTGCTGCATCTGCATGGCAAACAGCTGCTGCATGAACGCCGCCTGCTGGTTTGCGCGGCTGATCTCTGCGGACATAAAGCCGTTGTTCACGGTCTGCTGCACGCCGTTGACAAGCTGCGCCTGCTGGTAGAAGCCATCGCACATGCCGTTGTTGATACCATCCATCTTGCGCTCGATGTTGGCAAAATCGGAGGTCAGGACGTAGCCGTCAACGACACCGGCACCGGTGTTGCCATTGCCGCCCCAGTTGCCGCCCCAGCCGCCGCAGAAGGCGAACAGGAACAGGATGATGATCCACCATGCGCCATCATTGCCAAAGCCAAAGCCGTTGCCGCCGTTGGTGTTTGCGGGCTGAACAGGCATGGTCAGAACCGCAGAATCGGAAGAAAGAGACATTTTTGTACTCCTTTCGTGTGTTTTGAATGATTTTTATGCTTGAACCGTGGCCACGGTTACGACTTAGTGAGGCAAAAACTGCTGGAACTGCTGCGCCATCGCCTGCAATTGGTTCAGCTGGTTTTGTGACATTTTGCCGGATTGCAGCAGCTTTTGCACCTCTGCTTTCGGGTCGCCTTGAAAGTTTGCACGGAACTGCTGGAACTGCTGCATCATCTGCCCGAACTGACCCATAGGGTTTGGCATGGCGGGCATACCGCCGCCCAGTGCGTTAAAAAGAGGGTTTGCCATACTTATTTGACCTCCGTTTCAGGTTTTGCAGGCTCTTGCTTCTCGAGCGCCGCACAGCGGGCTGCCAGAGCGTCAAACTCTGCTCGGGTGACAAACTCCCCGCCGGGCTGCTGCGCCGTCTGAGGGGGCATTTTTGTCGCCGTGGTGCGTTCCTTGTAGTCAAAGACGCGGAGAGGCAGCGGCATCCCGCTGGCGTCGGTGCTCTTGATGTAAAAAGCGCTGTTTTCGCTGTCCATCAGCAGTACGCTGTTGCCTGCGGCGACCATATAGGCTTTTGCGCCCTCTTCTCCCTGCACCCAGATGATGGATGGCGTAGCCTGTGCTGTCTGTGCTGTCGGCTGCTGCATCATGGGAGACTGATAGCCCACTCCCTGCCTGAGTTGAGTGAGGTTGTCTGGCATTGGCTGGCCGTAGTATGTCGGCATCTGATACGCATACGGATTGTAAGGCATCGTTTACTCCTCCTTATACCAGTAGTAAATTGGGCATTCCGCGCCACTGTCCCAGCTGTCCCACCACGCACCGTCGATGACGGTTAGAACGTGGCCGGAGCAGCCTAGCACATACACGCCGCGAGGGTACTCCCGGGCAAAATCTGCCACGGTGTAACAGGTGGTGCAGTCTGCTTCCACCATGCGGCGCTTGTAACCCTGTTTTTGGAGGTATGCGCCCCATGTGCGGTTGGCGCTGGGCATATCGCCGAGGGCGTAGCCAGTGAGTGCAAGGCTGATATACGCCTGCTCCCAGCTCCGGCCGGTGGCCGCAGCTACCGCCCGCACTACGCAGTCCCCGACGCTGCTCCCGCGCGGGTTTGGGTTAAACCTGTGCCACATGGTGCCCCCTCCCTTTGCGCCCAGTGTACTTTTTTTAACCGCTGGGAGAGACAACGAAGGTACAACGAAGGACAAAAAAGAAAAGCGCCCACACAGCACAGGGCTGTATGGGCGCTCAAGCATTTGCACGCAACGCGTATAAAATTTTCAAAAAAGTCTTGACAATTACACGCAATGCGTGTATAATAAAGACAGTGAAAGACCCCGAACAAACACATGGAGGTAACAATTATGAAAAAGCTTACTGCTGACGAGTTTGCAGACAAGGTTATGGCCACCGGCACCGAAATCGAGTACGACAACGGCGTTTGGATGATCTACGCGCACCTGACCGATGATGGCGACGTCAAAACCTCTCATCTGGACGCTCGCGACCTGATGGTCACTACCAGAATCGAACTCTCCGATGAAGAGGGCGAGGCACTCATGAACGGCAATCTGGACGACGTTGAGAGACAGGCCGTCGTGGAAGACCTTTACCCGAAGTATCTTGAAGCTCTGGAAGATATGGAGTAAAGAAAAGTCCCCCAGACGGCGCGCGAACACCGACCGGGGAGATTTAAGAAGGAGAAAGGCAATGTACACAGCTGAACTTTTTAATATGGCAACCGACCCGGAAACATCCCGGGCAGCGTTCCTCAACAATGTCACCCTCAGCATCCCGGACGATGCCGACGGGTGCGTAGATCTGGACACCGAGAAAGAAAGGCTGTCCACGATCTGGGAGCTGGCGCATCTTTCTATGCGAGAGCTGGTGGCCCGCACTGGTCTGTCGCAGACTACCTTTGCAAAGCAGGCGGGCGTCCCGCGGCGCACCGTGCAGGACTGGTGTGGTGAACAGCGCGCGTGCCCTGTGTACGTCAGATTCCTGTTGGCCGAGCACTTTGGACTGCTGTAAAACAAAAAATCCCCCACTTTGCCTACAGTGTACCCCGCGTGGAACGCAGGGTTTTGGCAAAGCAGGGGATTTTTTATGCCGCCGAAACGGCAAAGTCTAAAATCAAGAGCGGAACCGCCCACAGGCAATGCCGCTCTCTACAAAGGCTGTAGCCTTTCAAACATCCACCCTAATGTGCTTCTTCGAGAGGCCGGGTGGATTTGTTGAGATAATTATACCACAAATCGTGAAAAAAGAAAAGCGGCAGACCCGAAAGCCTGCCGCTTCAATGCGTTTCGTGAGAAATCGCACCCAATTAGGATTATGATATCACACATCCAGCATTTTATCAATAATTTTCAGCCTATTGCCGATTGATGTCCGACAATACGGCACACGCGCTGCAATATCAACTTGGCATAGCTGGTCAACGTACCGCAACCGGGCGATTTTCCGGTCATACCTCCCAAGCGGCGCACGTTTTATCACAGCTTTTATCTGTTCTGCATTAAGCCCTTGCAACGCTGGCGGAAAGACTACACGAGCCGCCGCCACAGGCAGCACCGAGCCAGAAAGGCTGCGGCAGCTGTCCCGCGTTGCGCACCATATTTCCAATTGCGGCAAAACGGTGACAAAATGTCACCAGTTTGTTGACATTGCCGATATGGTGACCTGTACAAACGTCTGTTCCAGCGCGGTCAGAATTTGTCTGGATAATACTTTTTGAGCATCTCCACGGGTTAAGCGGTTCGTATGTAGTGCTTGCCATGATATCCTCCTTACAGTGTGATTTCCTCGGCGTTCGCCTTGTCCTCAGCATCCAGCGCATCGTAGTACGCCTGCGCAAGGGCTTCCACCTCTGCGATGTCGTCCTCCGTCAGCAGACCGCTGTCCAGATGGGTGTACGCCTTGTCCAGCCAGTATGCCACGTCACGTCTTGCAGAAATCTCCCGTTTGATAGAGCGCAGTGTCAGGTCATGCCGGGCTTTACTTTTGATAGCCATAAATAACCTCCTTTAGGTCGTTGTCATGGACGCTACTGCGTCCTCAATGCGTTTGATTGCGATGTTCACGTCCCTCTGATACTCCAGCTTGATGCCAGCACCGTCACCCGCCTGCACCACAGTGTCAGGACCGTAAGTGGTAAGGGCTTTGTAGGCGGCGATTTCGTCAGGAGTGAGCGGGGTTTCGATGGGAGTGGCGAGTATTGCATTCTGCTCAGCCAACGGCTTGGTGCTGTCGAAAGCCGCTTTATCTACCCTCTGCACTCGCACCCCTCTCTCCAAGTCCACCTCGTCACACATCCACTGCTGGCCTGTGCTGTCAGTGTAACTGCCGCCAGAGGCGACGGGGATGCCGGGTAAGCCGCCGGGTGTGGGGAGCGTGAGGAGCTGTTCACGGTAGGGGGAGTAGGCGGTGATAGCGTTTCTTGTTAAAGAAACTTGAACAGTGGTATTTAACGTTGTACCTTTTTTGATTTGTAGGCGGAGTGAAAACTCCACGTCTCTGGTAAGCGTTACTTTCTTGTTTTGCACATCAGAGGAATATTTCCCGACGAAATAGAAGTTGAGCGTGACAGAAGGACTTAGCCCACTAGCCGTTAGGTAGTAAATACCACGAGTTAAAGGGTGTGCCACATCATCGTGTAAGAGTATGGTAAAATCGTTGGTAGCCGTACCAGTAATTAAAAAACCATTTTCATAGGTAGTGTAAGTTATTCCGTATACGGTCGATTTCACACCGGGTTTAGTGCCCTCTAGCATGTTTGCTCCCGTTACTTTCACCACCACGCTTCCGCCGTCACCAGCGCTCACGATAGGCACAGGGTTATCGGGGCTGGGTGTGCCGTCCTGCGTGCTCTTGCCGTACACGGCCAGGCCGCACAGGGGCGCAGGGAAAGCGTCGTCAACGGAGATGGGGTTGCCTATTTCACTGCCTGCGAGGACGTTCTGCCGCACCTTTACTGCGCTGATCGCGTCACCTGTGGCTTTTGCGTCAGCGGCTTCGCCATCGTGGGTGAGGGTAGTGTCCAGTGCTACGGCAGGGCCTTGAGGCCCGGGTTGCAGCATCAGGTTAAGCACCGGATTTTCAGGCGTGCCGGTGATGTCGGCGGAAGGCTTGTCTCCGCTGGACACCGTACCGATCGTCAGAACAGGCGTTGCACCGGTTTTGCCGGTTTGACCATTTAAGACATCGATTGTTTTTGTACCGTCTTTGTCAGTGATGCTGACACGATGGCCATTTTCGATGTCAGTTACGGTTACAACTGGGGATTTCCCGTCATTGCCGGGCTCGCCTTTGAAGTCGCCGTTTGCAATGCCGTCCTTCAGTTCCTGTAGACTGTCAGCGGTCTGCTGGGCACTTTGACCAGCATTGATAGCGCTTGTGGAAGCAGCACTGGCAGATGCCCCGGCCTGCTGTGCTGCCGTCTGTGAATCGGTCTTGGCCTGCTCTGCGGCGGTGGCATCGGTGTGCACGGCATCCACCAGCTGCTGCCATGCAGGAGTGCCCGGTTCCGGCTCTGTGCCGTCCTCTGTGCCGGAGTTGGCACTGACACGGTAGTGCAGGTCTGCGCTGGTGACGGTCTTTGCGCCGTCGCTGCCCTCAAAGGTGACGCAGCCATTGCCGGGCTGTGCGGTCACGCTGGCGGGTACGCCCACATAGCCGTCCACCACCAGCGAGGATGCCGGGTCTTTACCGTCCGGCACGTGATAGAAGCAGCGGATAGTCAGCCCTTCCCACTCGCCAGTGGCACTGACGGCAAGCCTGTACACGCCCCGGTTCTTGGTGTAGCCAAAGCGCACCAGCTGCTCATAGCCCGGCACTTTGACGACGCCATTGGATGCGAGAGATACGCTTAGCTCGATCATAAATTACTCCTTGTTGATGGTAGGCTTCTTTTCTGCCAATGCCTTTTTCATCATGCTGACGGCCTTTTCAATCACACTGTCCAGCACTTCATCGGTGATGAAAGGTTTCAGCCAGTCCGGCAGGGCGCCGCGCAGCGCAGCAAAGACCTGTGCCTTTTTCTTGGCACCCTGACCGCTGCCCATGATGCTGTCCTCGGCGATGGTCACGAGCTCCAGTGCCCACTGCTTGACGTACTGCTTGTAGCCCAGCCGGATGGCACCAACGGCCAGCGCGGCAAAGCCGATGAGCATCAGTACCAGTGCGATGGGTGCGGGGATAAAGTTAAACATTGCTTCCATGATTCGTTACTCCTTTCAGTAGGTAGTTGTTAATATCGGATTTGCTTTTTTGCATACTTTCGCGGTTGTTGCCGGACAGCTGCGCATCCAAAAGATTCTGTACGCCAACAAGGACGAGACGCATTTCTTCATCGATGCCGTCAAATCGCGTCAAGTCGCGTCTAAGGGCCGCGGCGTGCTGCGTGGAAACGGTTTCTACCGCAGCCAGTCGCTTTTCAATGGTGTCAATGCGCTTGTTCTGCGCATCGTCGGGGGCCTGTGCATTTTTGACGTACTTGTGGATGATGTCCAGCACCTTGTCGATGGTGATGACCGCAGCGCACAGGCTGCCCAGGATGCCCAGTACCCACAGTAAAGCTTCTTTTTCGGTCATTTACCCTCCCGGAGACGGGTCAGGCCCTTCTTGCTGATGATACCCGCATAGTCCTTGTATGCGTGGCTCATGTCCACGTTGGTGGTCACACCGGGTACACGGGCCTTGCTGGTATACTGCCACATGCCAAAGGGCCAGCTGGGCGCGGGCTTCTTTGTGCGGTAGGCAGCCAGCCACACGTCGTAGGGCTTCAGCGCCGCGCCGCCCATGTACAGGAAGGTACTGCCAAACCACAAACCGGTGTAGAGCAGAGCGTACACGCCCCAGCTTTCCACCGTGCTCAGCATGTAGGCCGTCAGGTCGGTCAGCGCGGCCTTGCCAAGCGGCTTCTGCACTTCGTCCTCGATGTCCACGGCCACCGGCAGCTCAAAGCTCCGGCCGGTGAGCAGCTTCTTGAAGTACGCCAGCTCCTTGTCGGCCTGTTCCCGGTTGACCGCTTTAAAGTAGCCATACACGCCGCAGGGTATGCCCAGCCGCTTGCACTCGCTGTAATTGCGGGCAAACTGCGGGTCAGTGTAGGGGGCACTGGGCCTGCCCGCTGCACTGTTGCCCATGGCGCGAATCATCACGCCGTCCACCTTGCCGCTTGCCTTGACCTTCTCCCAGTTGATCGTACCCTGATACCGGGACACGTCCATGATTTCAGCCATAGCGTCCTCCTTACTGCGTAATTTCCTCAAAGCCGCTCTTGATGAGAATTGCCTTGACCTTCTCCTTCAGCAGGCGGGGGCAACGCTCGTACAGAGCCTTTGCCTCCTCCACAGTCTCAGCGGACATGATTTCCTGTGCCCATAACATTGCCATCATAAATACCATCCTTTCGATTCTTTGTGTGATTTTATGCATAAACAATCTCGCTCATTTCAAGCAAGCACTGTTTCAACATCTCGTTTTCTTTTTGCAATGCTGCCACCGTGTCCGGCAGCTTCTTCCAGGCTTCGGCCTTTTTGCGCTCTTCTTCCTGCGCGGCCAATTCTTCTTCCGTATAGCGGATGTATCTCTGCACCGGCACCTGTTCCACCCATTCCTCCTGTGCCGGTACGCCTGGGCGGTCAACGATCTTCTGCACGTCCTTGCCACCGTTCGGATACTCGGTCACGGTCTCCCAGTGCCACTGCTCCTCCACGCCCTCTACGGCGGGGTGGGTGACTTCTTCGGTGCTGGTGGTCAGGTAGCCCAGTGTCAGGTCGGGGTTCTCCACGACCGCGCCGGTCTCGTCAATGATCTTCATGGTTCAAAACCTCCTTTCTCATGCCACGCGCCGCCAGATGTGCACATAGTAGGCGGCGGGCTGCACGGTATAGCTGCGACCGTAGATAGGATTCGAGAGGGAAGCATCAAAGTTAATATTGTACGTCGAACCTGACAAACTACTGTAGCCACCCCAAGAATTATTGATTTCTACGAATTTTAAAGCTCCCGATGATTTCAAACCTGCTTTTGAACCACGGAATGGGGAGCTTTCTGCTTCCGTTTCTATTAAGCTGCCTGTGATGTTCGGCAGTCCGGCCTCCACCGTGCTTCCTGCTGCGTGGCCTGTGTCAGCACCCATCAGCACGCGGTTAAATGCAATCTCCTGCCATGTGCCGCCAAACAAGGCGGCAGGACTGGTGGGGTCTTCCGAAATCCAAAATTTGATTTTGGCATGGTCTTCTGCCAGAGCGTCTGCAATCAAGGTCTTTACAGCGTCTGCGCTTATCACGCCTTTCAGCGCATCGCCAACAGCCTTTGCGTCAGCCGGAGCGCCCTCGACGCTTAGCGTCTTATCGGTGCTCACGATGGCCGCAGCCCTGTTCGCACTTTCTTCGGCAGAAGCGGCAGAGCTTCCCGCACTCTTTGCGTCTGCGGATGCTGACTGTGCGTCTTTGCTTGCGCTGGCTGCGGCGGTCTGGGCTGCGTTTTGGCTCTCTGCAGCTGCTGCGGCCTTTTTCGTCGCGGTGCTGGCTGCTCTGGTGGCGGTCTGAGCGGCCTGCAAAGCGGCCTGCTGCTGGTCTGTCACTTCCTCGGCGTACTGCTTGACGTACTCCATGCCCTGTGCGATGTCCTCACGGACTTCCACGCCGCGCTCAGCCTTACGAATTCCCGCAATGGCTTCGTCAAAAGTTTTATCCATAAAACACCTCCTGTCTCATTAGCCTGACATGTACCCTTTGAGCGATCGACTCAAATCGTAAGCATCTGACGCTTTGCGTGCACTCAAAGCCTGCAGGTCGCTGATGCTGGAAAACTCAGTGCCAAATGTAAACTCCTTTTTATCCGGCGAATCCAACGGCTCAACAAGCTTGGAACACAGCAACCAGGTATCTACACCATGCGGTGCAGAGAAAATGTGAGTTTGCTTTCCAATTGCAATACGGCTGACATCAATATCAGCGTCTTTCAGATCGACCGCTTTGACTGTCATGCCGTTCAGATAGCGCAGATTTTTGGCAAGTTCTTCCTCTGCCGCATCCAGCAAAGACTGCGGCGTGCTTTCGATGCCTTCAATAAAGATCACTTTTGTGATGATGCCAAAAAGCTTTTGCGCGGCCAGATCGTTTGCGGTTTCTGTGATGGTCTCACCCCAAGAAAAAACAAGCCATGTTATCTTTTTGGCACCTACCGCGATCACCCGCGTGTAGATGTCCTCTGCTTTGACGTTGTTGGTCAAATCCAGCAGGTTTGTTCCAAAAGCCACCGTCTGGCTGTTTTTATCGGTGATCGCCTGCAGATAGTCCAGATACCGGCGCGGTTTTCCGTTAGGATCCTCTGCATGGCGCAGCACCAGATATCCGCCGTACTTTTCCACCAGCTCACTCTGCAAGATGTCCCATGTAACGCCGTAGTTTTTTCCATCGCCAAAGCTGTATGTAGGTTCCTTGACATCAAACGAAAAGCGGGGATCCGTCTTGCCGTTGATAGCAAGGCTGTATTTCCCGTTTTGCTCGGTGATCTTAAAGGTCTTGGATTCAGATGCCTGCTCGACGTTATAAATGGAGTACGTGCCAAAATTCTTGTTGCAAGTACCGCAGACGATTTCGGCTTTTTTCACTTCGACCTTTGCGGCGTACGTTTTGCCCTTTACATAGGCTGCAAACAGACGCACGCGGAAATTGTTGCTTCCAATCCGTGAAATAATGCGACCTTCCGCAATGCGCTCTTCATCGATTTCCCAGCTCAGGCAGGAAGCTTTGTTGATCTCTGTTTCCTCATAGAAAATATTCGTCTTTCCATCCACGGGATCTACAATTCCCCAATGGTAAATGTAATCTCCATCATTAGAATCGTAGCTGTAACCCACCTGCACGACTTTGATGCCGTCGATATAGGGCACGATCATGGGAATGTCCATTTGCACATTGCCAGGAGTAAAAGCTTTGTATGCATCTACCATTCCGTTGTGGTTATCGCAGATCCATTCCAAAAATTGCGAAAAGCTCACATTTTTTGCAGCGTATGGCGCAATGCCGCTGTCATTCAGATACGCAAGCTCCCCTTCGCAGTAGATTTTCTGACGCATCAAAAAATCCTGCTCATGGCTCATAGGACGGCCTTGCCAGATGGAAACGCCGTCCTGTTCCACCTCTACCGTAGTGCGCAGCTTTTGCAGCGCAGAGTGTGCCACATTGCCCAGCGGCATGGTAAACTCGAAAGAGCCAGCTTTACCCACTTCGCGGGTCAGCGTGGGACTGATGAGCTTTTTCGTGTCGGTAATATCGCTGATATCGTGGATACAGACCTTAGTTTTCCATGTGTCTACATCCGTCTGCACACCAGCATAAACTTTGTAACTCATAGGCTTGCCCCCAAATACTTGATGCTGATGCTGCAGTCTGCCGATGTAGCAAAAACGAGGGTGCCCACTACGCCATCCGGCATAGTAAGCCCCTCGATATACTGCCAGTCGGTGGACTTGGCCAGAATGCCCACCTCAAAGCCATTGAGAGACACCGCGATGTTTGCGGCGGTCTCGCTGCGCTGGAAGTAGATGCCGGCCGCACGCGGTGCACCGGTGATGGACACCTCTTTGTCCTCGCCCGCCTTGAGCGGGATATTCGTGTAGTTGCGCACGATGTCCGTTTCAAAGTTGAAGTCATCCCACAGCCAGTCGTTGGTGCCGTCGTAGACGCTGCGCTTGAAGGGGTTGCAGGTGCCGGTGATGGTAAAGGCGCTGGAAAGCCGGTCGCGGGATGGTGTGACTTTCCAAAGCCCTTCCCAGTACCACGCCGGGTCTTCATCAAAGCGGCACTGTAGCCACTTGCCATGAATGGCATTGGCGATGGTGCTTTCGATGCTGGGCCACTTGCTTTTTGGCGCGTTGCACAGCAGCTCCATGGTGATGGTGCGCTTTTTATAGTGCACCTTGCCATCGTCCCATGTGGTCAGGTTCAGCAGTGAATCAGATCCGGTGACCTGCACAAGGTATTCTTCCGGTTCTGCCGCGCCGATTTTAGGGCTGCCTACCTTGAGGTACAGCCCCCAATCTGTCAGGGTGTGAAAATTGCCGATTTTTGCCCCCAGAAGCTTTGCCATTACACACCCCTCGCTTTCCGTTCCACTGTCACGCCGATGCGTGCATCTACGTTGGTCGCCATGCGGGTCGACAGCACGCCCACCAGTTCACCGGAATCCATGACCACCTGACCCTTGCCGATGTCTGGCAGATGTTCGTCCAGCATCCCCTCGATGCGTTCCAGAATGCTGGTCTGCCGGTCAACAATGGACTGCTGGCCGGTAACGCGGTACTGCAGGGCCGCACGGGTGGAGAAGGTGCCCAGGCTGTCATACATGCCGGTTTTGTCAAAGGGGCTCTGGTAGTGGCTGACAGGCTTCTGATTATTCTTCTTGTCCATCCACATGGCAAGGCCAATGCCGCCAGCGACAGCGCCAACGCCCAGGATCAGGGCAAGAATGGGATTTGCTGCAACGAAAGACACGATAGTGCCCAGTGCAGAGGTGATGCCGCCCGCCATGCCGGAAAAGCCCTGCACGATGCTGCCCAGAGTGCCGCCCACGCCGCCGGACTTTGCAAGACCGTCGATGATCTCACCAAAAGCCTTGACCGAGTTGGTCACACCGTCGATATCGGATTTTACCCCGCCGTCAGAAAAAAGCTTCTGGAAGATATCAAATGCCTTTCCGATGCCACCGCTGAAGTAGCCCTCATTGACCGCGGTCAGTGCGTCCGTAAGCCACTTAGAAATCACGTCACGCTGCCCCTGCGATACCTCGCCCCAGATAAGATTGACAAAATCCAGCCCAAGACTTGCCCAGTCGCCGTTTTTGGCATCACTAAAGGCGCTTTTTACCAGCCCGAAAATGCCCTTATCCAGCTGGCCGGAAGCCTCGCTCAGCTGCTGGTCAATGCGGCTTTGGGTACCCTTTACGCTCTTGTCGATCTCGTTGGAGGTCTCCGTCACCTTGTCTTGAATGCCGTCGATGTAGGTGATGATCTTCTCGTAGGTCTCCGCACCGTTCTTGCCGACGCGCTGGCCGGTCTCTGTGACGGTCTTCTTGATATGCTCGCTGCCGTCCGCGTACTTTTCCACCGCCTGCTGCACCTTTGTGGTGATGCCGTTAAAGGTGGTTTCAGAGACGTTGGTAAAGGTGCCCAGCAGCGTTTTTGACATGTCATCATAGGTCTTTGTGACTTTTGTGACCGTGCCGTTGACTTTGGTCTCGACCTGCTTAAAGGTTGTTGCAACACCGTTCACCATCTCCTTGCCGGTCGTGGTGGTGGTCTCGGTAATGCGGTCTTTGATCTTGCCGGAGCTGTCCTTGACCTTCTCGGTAAGGGTCTGGATGCTGGTGGTCACAGTGCCCAACGCATTCTGTGCGGTGGTGGTAGCCGTGCTGGAGATGGACGAAATGACCGTTTCGGTGGTGGACTTGGAGCCGGAGGATCTGGATTTTTTGCCAGTGGAAGAACCAGACGGGCTGGTTGTAATGGAGCTGCCGCCGTTGCCGCTGGCTGCCGCCAGCTCCGCCTGACGTTCAGACCAGCTTTTGTTGCTGATGCCAACGCCTTTCAGAGCATTTTGCCGTAAACGGTTTTTGTTGCTCTTCCGGTTATTTGCATCCGCGTACTCTTCGTAGGCATCAAAGTCAGCCGTGGCAGCTTTTCCGAGAAAACGGTTGAGCTTGTAGCTCAGCTGATCCAGCCATGTGGTGGCTTTGCTCGCGAAGTCCTTGAGAGCGTTTTTTGCCGTGTTGATAGGCTCCGTCAGGCCGGTGATCGCGCCTGCGAGACCAATCCAGCCGTCCGTTTTGTAGGCTTCCTGCGCCTTTACGATCAGATCATTTAGATTGCCGATTACAACGCCGATGCCGCTGGATAAATCGCCGGTCAGCAATCCGGTCAGCTGGCTCACGTTGTCCTTCAGGGTGGAAACACGGCCATTCATGGTCTGGCTCTGGGTGTCCATGCTGTTGTAGTAACGCCCGCCCTCTTCGGATGCGGCCTGCAAAGCCTGCGTCAGCAGATCATAACTGATGGTCATTTTCTGCACTTCGGCGGTGGACTTGCCTGTGTAGTCGGCCAGAATGCCGTACACGTCGATGCCGGCATAAGCAAACTGCTTGATATCGGCTGCTGTAGCCTTGCCGGTGTTGGCGATCTGCTGCAGGTTCTGGGACATGCGGTTCAACTCGTCGTTGCCGCCGCCGGTCGCAGAGACCGCGTCGCCCAGCGCCATGATGGTGCTGCGGGCATAGGAAGCGTTCTCGCCCGCAGAGATCAGGTATTGGTTGGCCTGTGTCAGGCTCGCCACGTCAAAGGGGGTTTTTGCCGCGTCTTCCTGGATCTGGCTCATGACCTGCTGCGCCGCTTCCGCGCTGCCCAACATATTGGTAAAGCCGGTGGTGTATTTCTCGATCTGGGCGTTGTACTCGATGCCGGAAGCGATGAACCCCTCTGCGGCACTGAGTGCAGCGGAGCCGAGCTTCGAGAAAATGTTCCCCATGACCGTGCCCTGCGCAATGGCACCGGCCAGAGACTTGCTGGACGCTTTCTCCGTGGAGCTGGCAAAGCCATCCATGCCGTTGTTGGCAGCTTTCAGCGCGGTCGTGGTTGCCCTGAGCTGTGCTTCTGCCTGCGCCAACATAGTCTTGAGGTTTTTGGTCTCAGAGGATGCTTTGCCAGTTCTGCCCACCGATTCGTTGTAACGTCTGGTCAGCTCTACTACGGCCTTTGCGGCCTTGCTGTACTCTCCTGACAGCGAAGAAACGGTCTTTTTCGTCTCGGATTGCACATTCTGGATGCCCTGCCGGTAGGCGCTGTCGTCCAGCCCGAGGATGGCGCTCAATTCAAAAAGTTTCAGGTTCCATCACCCCCGTTCAAGCCATTTTTAATGCGTGCTATCACTTCATCAGCGGACGGCTGCGGCGGCTGTGGGCGGTTTTCCACAAGCCCGGCCACCATGTCGTACCACCGCTCTTCCGCGCCTATAAGGTGCGCCAGAGCGTCCGTCATGTACGCCTGATAGCTGAGCGTGATGCGCTCTTGCCGCAAAGTGTTCAGGCAGTGCTGCAAAATGTACGGCCTGCCAAACAGCCGCAGCGCGTCCGGGCTGATGGAAGAAATCAGGCGTCTGTACCCGCCAGCACCAACGGCAGACACCAGAGCAAAAAATCCATCACATCGTCGTTGTTCAGCAGTTCTTTTACCGCGCGCATCTTCTTGAACGGGCCGATATTTTCGACCACCCCGTTTTCATCCACGTCCGGCTCATAGAGCAGCGGAAGCAGCTTTGCAGTGGCAGCGGCATTGTCGAACAGCAAGCTTTTTGCCATAGCCTGAATGTTCTTTTTTGCCTGCTCCTTCTTCTTCTGTTCCAGCTCCTCCGGCGTTTCCTCGCCGGTCAGGACCGGCAGAACCTTGCGCAGCTCCATGATCTTGGATTTTTCCAAGACCTCCTCTGCCACATCGGCAATCTGCCAGCAGTGGCGCAGAAAATCTTCATCGGACAGCTCTGTCAAAAATTTCATGCGGTGTCCTCCTTATGCTGCGGCCTTGGGGCTGTAGTACCACTCCATAGGCACGGCGTCGTCACCCATCCGGGGGCAGCCGGTCAGGGTGACAGACAGATTGCCCTTTCCCTTGTCGGTGGTCTTGAGGGACAGGCCGCCGGTGGAGAGTGCGTTCATCAACTTGACGGCCACAAAGCCGCCGTCGATGGTGTCGCCGACCCACCAGATGTCCTTGAAGTCGCCGGTGCTTGCCGTCGGGTCCAGCGTCATGCGGGGGGTGACCTTCTTTTCACTCACATCCGCTGCGCCCAGCGCCAGCTTGATAACGTCTGTTGTGACGTTCAGGGCCGTAAAGGCCAGCGTGCAGTCGTAGTCCTCGATCTGCATCAGCTCTGCGGTGTTTTTCTGGCAGTTGTCCACATCATCGCCAAGGTCGGTGATGTTGGGCTTGCACTCTGCCGTCACGCCGCCGGAGGTGGCGCAGATGATGTCTGCATCCTGGATCTCGGTCGTGCCGGTCGGGTCAAACTTGTTCAGCACAACACCGGCATTGATCTGCATGGACTTGAATGCTTCTGCGCTGATCTTGGTAAACTTTCTTGCCATATTGCTCCTTACTCGCAAAATTGCGTGATTTCAAAATTGAGATATTCGCACAGATACCCTTCAGGCGGGTTGTCGAGGGGCTGTGCCCATGGGGTGCCTTTTTGCAAAAGAATAGCGCCGCCCTTGCAGGAAAGCGTTGTGCTGTCCTCAAGGGCCGCGCTGATCGTATCTTCGGTTTGCAGGATGGGGGCTCTGCCGCCCTTGCTGGGGTACCACAGCCGGGCGTGGAAGGATGCCGTTTCGTTCCACCCGCCGGGGATGGTGGGCTTATAGGTCAGATAGGGCAGCGAAGCGGCAGGAGGGATGTTATCTTCCAGATAGCCCGGGATGCCAAAGCCGTTGAAAAAAGCGTTCAGCGCCCGGTTGATGCTCTCAGACGGTCCCATTACGGCAACACCGCCTTTTTACACTTGACGGCTCGCAGTCCCATGCCGGATTCCGGCGGGGCCTTGCCCTCATCTGCCGCGCTGGTGATCTGGAAAGTCTGCCCGTCGCTCACCCGCTTGATGTAGTCCGGAAAAGCCAGAGGCACGCCGGTCTTGACCAGCAGGGTATAGGTAGATGCCGTGTCGGCCTGCTCTGCTACCTGAGCTTCCACAGTGGTGTCGTGGCGCTCCACGGCCTCAAACTCGGGGCCGTCCTTCCAGCCGGACACAAAGCCGCCCACGCCGTCCGGCTCATAGCTGCGGGTCTGAAAACGGTATTTTTGGGTAAAGCTCTGCATCACGGTGGATGCAGTGAACGCGTTGACCATGTCACATCTTCCTCCACTGATTGATCTCGGATTTATAGCGGGTTTTGCCGTCGGCGGGCAGCCCGTCTGTGCCTGTAGCCATCGTGCCAGACCACCCGGCAAAGGACTGGGACACATACACGCCGCCGGACGGCAGTGCCTTGTCGTATGCGTCGATTTTTTCAGCCAGCGCCACAAAATCAGGCGGCACGCGCATGGGCTGTACCGTCCCGGTGAAGGTCTCGGCGGTCAGATCGCCGTCCCCGGCCTTGTGCACGCCGTCATTGAAGATGGATCCGCACACGAGGAAATACTGCCCCGGCACTACCCCGGCGGGCACGGTATCCGGCTCAAAAGCAAACTCCCCGGCAACGGGATCATCTGCCCGGTCAAAAAAATTGTGCGTGTAAACGCACAGCTCTGGGACGGTCATGCAAAGTCACCCCCTTGCAGGTTAGACCGATTCACCCGGGGTAATGGTCTGGACAGAGATGCCGTCCAGATACTCAGCAAACAGGGTCACGCCGGTGATGGCGAAGCTCTCAGAGACGGCGGTGGTGTAGTTGCCCTGGGTGTGGAAGCCGATCAGGTTGCTGGCCTCGCCTGCGGTGGTGTACACCAGCCCAGCCTTGGCGTAGTCGCTGTCGGAGGGGTCAACGTAGTACATCACAATGTTGTCCACGGGGGTGGCAATGACCTTGCCCTTTGCGATCTCGCCGTCGGACAGCAGGAAGATGGTGTTGTAGCCCATGAAATCCTTGATGTACTGGAAGCCGTACTGGTTCTGGATGGTGATCGGGGCGGCGCCCAGGTACTCAGCCACGTCCAGGACGTTGGCAAAGCCCACAACACCGGTGACGGTGCGGTGCATATTCTTGAACTTGTTCTCCACGCTGCCCTTTGCCATGGCCAGAGCCATCTGGAAGGTCTTGGGGGTGCCCTTCAGGCTGCCGGTGTTCAGGTACTTGTAGAACTTGTCCGTAACCTTTGCGGTCAGGTCGAACAGGAACTCGTCATCGGTCTTCTGCACGGCCACATCATAGCCATAGTTCTGGATTGCCTCCAGGGAGACGGCCTTGGCGTACTTTTCGATTGTGATCTTGCCGTAGTCTTTCTCCTTGACGGTGTACTGGCTGTAGGGGATCTCCTCGCCCTCTGCCACGGTGCCGCTCTGCAGGGTGCCCTGGGCGTACTTGCTCTTCAGCACGGTGCCGGGCTGCATCCGGATGGGACGCATGATGCCCATGATCTCGCGCAGGTGCTCCCAGTTGCGCTGGAAGCGTGTCACAAAGTCGATTTCCCGGGGGTTGACGGTGATCTCGGTAGTGGTGATCAGATTGGTCTTTGCTGCCATGTGTTAGTCCTTTCCGCCGCCCGTGAAAAGGTCGGCATTTGCTGCAATGGCCGCCTGGCGCTCGCCGGCGTCCTTGATTGCAAAAATTTGGTCTTTGGTCATTTTGGAGCCGGCGTTTGTGGGCGGGTTGTCCACCTTTGCGCCGGTGGTGGTCGTAGTGCCTACGAAGTCGCTCCAATCAGCTTTCAGACTGTCGGTGTGCTTCTTGGCGTCCTTGACCTCGCCCTTATCGTCCAGCTCCAGCTTGTCGATGTCCTCGCCGGACAGCCGCACGACCCGATCAGCATACTTGTCCAGCACCCCGGCGGACTTCAGCAGCTCCCGGAACTTGGCTTCCTTGGCTGCGTGGGTGTCCTTCTGGGTCTGCTGGGCCTTGTAGTCGGTCAGCGCCTTTTCGGCGGCTTCCTTGCCACCGTTGGCTGCGTCCCGGTCTTTCTCGGCCTGTGTGCGGGCTGTTTTTTCTGCATCCAGCTGGTCCTTGAGTTCGTCCGTCTCCTTGTGCAGGGCGTCCAGAATGGCTTTTGCCTTGTCATCGTTGGAGGTTTCGGGGTTCTCCAGAATCGTGCGGATGTCAGCTCTTTTGAGTGCCATGTGATAGTCCTTTCTGCCCTTGCTCGGGCTGCCATGCTTGGCAATAAGGTTTTTATTTGCCGGACGTGCTGCCGGTGTGGTGCCGCTTGTGGGGCTTGAACCCACGGCCCCCGGATTAAAAGTCCGGTGCTCTGCCAGACTGAGCTAAAACGGCATAAAAAAGCGGCTGACGCCGTGCGCCAACCGCTGAGTATTAAATTGATTTCTGAGCAGCTACCATAATAACGCGATTCCCTTTTCCATACGCATTATCGCAAAGTTCCTGAAGATGTTCTCTTGCTTTCTGCATTTCAACCAAAAGAATCCGTTCTTTTACCTCCTGCTGGTAAAATGGAGACAGGTCAACACCCTGAAAACTGTTTCTCTCTATCGTCTCTTGAACTAACTCTTGAAATTTTTTGAAATCTTCAACGGTACAACTACATTCAAATCGAGCGGTATAAACGTTGTTATCCATACTTACACCTCCTTGTTTCCTTCTTCCACTGCGATCTCTCTCAGCTCGTCAATGTGTTCTTCCACCGCCGGGCGGAGGAACGGACGGGGTGCCATGCCCCGGGTAAAGTGCCACTTGCCGTTGAAGTCCTTCCAGACCCACGGCGTTTTGCGCCCGTTGCCGTTTGTGGCGTGAACGCCCGTGCCCAGCTCCACATAGACGCTGTAAAACAGGTTGCTGCCGATAGTCACGGTCTTTTTTGCGAGGTCGATGGCGTAGGTCAGACTCTGCTTGAGCGCACCGCCCACGTAACCCTCAATGCCGGTGCTGTCTGCCGTGCCTGTGGGCACAAGCAGCTGGGCGTAGTCCTGCACCTTCATGCCCCAGATGGTAAGCACCCGCTCAGCCCATGAATCCAGCGCTTCATGCAGCTGTGGGGTGTTGTCGGTGAATTTGATGTCGTAGTTGAGTTTCATAGTTTACTCCATGTATAACAAAACCCCGCCCCGGTGTGGGGCAGGGTCGGGTTATTGGGTTAGGCGAACATTTTTGTTTGGCCGTTGACGTTCTGAATCATCATCGCGGTGTTGGTGCTGGGCTTCCATCGGTTGACGTACTCAATGGCTTCATCGAACCGCTTGCGTGGGATATTGTTGCGGGCGTTGACCCTGAACCAGTTCTGCAAATCCTTGTTGCACTCACAGAACACGCGTCCACGAACATGAACATCTTCGTATGCGGGAGAGTTCTTGCCGCCCAGAACGTCCACAATGACGCGATGATTAACCGCGTTCGCCAGCGTTCTCTGCTGTCCGTAGTCGATAACGGCGTTGTTCTCCAGCGCTGTCACACGCTGGTCAAGCTGAGCCGTGCGGTTGTCCAGCAGGAAGATAGCCTGCATCTCTTTGGTCATCTTGGGCAGCATGTAGGAGCCGGTCTTGCGAATCTGCGGCAACACTTCGGATGTGACCCAGCGCTTGAACTTCACAGCCCCTTCCAATTTGCTGCTGAAACACAGGCTGTACAAACCACTCTCGTTGATGATGGTTGCCCGCTGCTCACCGGAGGGGGTGGTGATTTGCCACCCCCTTTTATCCTGCTCATCAACGTGGGATTTAATGGCGTTCACGGTGTCCTTGTAACCCAGAGCTGCCGCCACGTCCTTACCAACGAACCACGGCTCGCCGTTCTGGTCGATGGTGCGAATCTCGCCAAACTCAGGGTTGTTGAAAATCTGAATGTCATTCATAATCATTTCTCCGTTCTCTTAATGATTCCGCTTGCGAAAATCCACACAAGGCGCAGGCGGCGCACATCGGCCTTTTTCAGCAGGCCGTCGATGACCTCAATATAGCGGTCACGTTCAAATCGAGTATCGTTCATGCGCTCACCTCCGCTTCCAGCACTGCATCAACTTCCTTTTCCAGCCCGGTGAGGGATGCAAACAAGGCCGTCAGCATAGAGCTGTACATCGGGGCTTCGTTCCAAATCTGGCTCACAAGCTCGCTGGTGCGCTCCCGCTTGATCATATCGGTCTTGTGCGTTTCATCAAACCAGTTGGCAAAGATGTTCAACAGGTCGTGCATTGTGCGGAGTTCACCAGAAACAGCATCCAGCTCAAGCTCCACCTTCGTGATTTTTGGTGTTTCCATTGCTAAAACCTCACATTTTACTTGACAAATCGCTTATAAAAAAATAAAATGGAGGTGCAAGGGGCTTTTGTGGTTATTGGTCTCTGGCGTTTAGCGGTTCAGCGTTCCAGCGCTGGCCGCTTTTTTATATGCGTCAAATCGTGCCAACTGCTCGGCTCTGGTGAGCTTTGCAAACTCCTTGCTAGTCACGGAGCATCACCTCCCGGTATTTGCTCCCTTGCACCTCTGACCTCCTTCCCATGCATCTATTATACTACGCTTTGCGTAATTCGTCAATACGTTTTTCGTAATTTCTACGAATATTTTTTACGCTTTGCGTATTGACTATTAACGGATGGCGTAGTATTATAGATGTAGGAAAAGAGGTGTTAGAAATGTCGATAAGCTATCACTTAAAGGCCTTGCTCGCAGACGCAAACATGACCCAAAAGGAACTCGCAGAAGCTACCGGGATTAGACCGCCTACCATATCAGCAATCTGTCTTGGCACTATCAAGCAGTTTCCCGTTGGGGCGCTTGACAAAATTTGTGAAGTGCTTCATTGCCAGCCCGGCGATATACTGGAATATATCCCAGATGGCTCGAACAAGCCGCAAACGGACGCTGAAACCGATGCCCTGCGTGCGGCTTTGCTTGACCAAATCAAAGGTCTATGAACTTTAGGCTCTGCCGGGCGGCAGGGCCTTATTTTTATGCTTCATTTTCGCTCCCTCTTTCTCTTGCGCTCTTCCGCCCACCACATCTGTTCTTTCTCTTTGCCGCCCTTGGATTTATACCACTCGGTGTAATCCATGACGGGGGCGGTCTCTTTGGTCACATTGTCCCTCTGCATGGCGTTCTGCCGGGGATACTTGCCCAAGGCAGAGGACAACACACAGCGGCAGTGGTAGACCATCTCCGGGGCGGCGTTTGGGTCGCCGGGGCGCTGAATCTCGTAACCCATGACCTTGAAAGGCTCGTCAAGCTCTGCCGTCTGCTGATCCAGCAGGCGGTGCATCTCACGGGTGCGGTAGTCGTGGGTAGAGTTCCAGCGCTTTTTGACCTCGATGCCCAAAGCCTGGGCGTTGCGCATCTGCTGCAAAGCCCCGGCGTTTTGGGCGCTGGTAAGGGCTGTGATGGTGTTGTTCATGGCCCAGTGGATCTCCGTGTCTGCCATGCCGTTGACGGCCTGCACGGCGATGTCGTGGACGCTCTTGCCCTGCACAATGCCCTGCATGACGTAGCGATTGAACACCCGGGCATCATAGGTGTGGTTGCTCTCGCTCTTGATGCGCTTGTTGGGCACCATGCGGGGGTTCTCCTTCAGCAGGAGCTTGACCGCTTCGGTGTTGTACAGGGTCAGCCCGAACGTCACGCCTGCGGCCTGTTCCAGCTCGTAGAAGGCCCAGTTTGCGCCAAAGGAAAAGATGTTGTATTGCTCGTCCCGGGCCAGCTTGTAGGCCGTCTCTTGGGCTGTGGTGCAGGTCTGGGTGATGCCGTCAAGCTTGGCGTGCATCAAATCGGACTGAAAGACCTGATTTTGCAACCAGATGCGGTAATCATCCTCTGTAATCTCGCCTGCATTCAGCTGTGCCCGTTTGCGCTCGTCCAGCGCTTTGTACTTTGCCAGAAACTCGGTAAGCTGCTCCTGCATCTCCCGGCGGGCAGTGCCGTACACCCGGAGGATGCGGCGGCGCAGGCGGTTCAGCTGGCGGGTAGAGATGCGGTCACGGTCAGAAATCACGTTTCATCACCGTCTCCCTCCCCCTCGCCCACGGTCTCCCGTGTTGCGCTCTCAGCCATCAGCGCGGCCTTGGCCTGCTCCTTTTGTTCCGGGGTCAGGTTGGGCAGCAGGTCAATGGCCATGTCCTGCCCGATGATCGGCGCCTCTGAGATCACCGTTGCGACCTGCTCAGCTGTGTTGGTGATCTTGCTGCGGTTGAATGCCGGCATCGCGTTGTTAAAGCCAGCCAGTGCGCAGATCTGCCGAATGAACGGCTTGACCTGCGCCTCGAAGTCGTCCGCGTTCTGGTTCAGCGGTTCATAGGCTGCATCCAGATGGTCGTTGGTGCTGTCCGCGCTGACACAGTGCACATCCAGACCGCCGAAATCCTCATACACCCGTGTGTGGAGCAGCTCCAACAGAGCCTGCCGGGCCGTCACGGGAATCTCGGTGGTGTAGGGGGTGATCTTGCCGCCCTCGCTGGTGTCTGCGCCTGCAATGTGGTACAGATTCAGCTTGACAAGGAACTCCTGCAGCTCGTCATCGGTCATGCCGTTGAAGTTCTCGCACAGCCAGTAGATCTGCGAAAAGTCCTGCAGGTCATTGCAGAAACCGGACATCACCAGATCGGTGTTGTCAATGTAGGCTTTCAGCCCCACAAGGGTGCTCTGGTGCAGGTCGGATCCCCACAGCGGCACAATGGGAAGAGCGCTGTAGTTTTCGCCCTCCACGCTTTCCAGCCCGCCGCCGGGTGTGGTGACGGTCACGCTCTTGTATGCCTGCTTCGGCGTTGTCTCTTGCATCACATTGCCGATTTTGCTTTCCGTGTACTCAGTGAAGCCGTCCAGCTCGTACAGGATATAGTGCATATCCGTGTCAGGATTCAGCCGCCAGAAGCGCACACCCGCCTGCAAAAGGCCTGTCTTTTCATCGTACAGGGGCGCAAACTCGGTCAACTTGAAAACCACCAGATGATCGTTGTTCCAGAAGCCGAAGCTCTCGCCGTGGATCAGGGCGAAATATCCGGCCTTCTGGATCTGCTCATCAAAGTTCTGCCCCAGCTTGCCCTTGTCCACGCCATCGTCCGCAAAGACCACGCCGTTGCCGAGGGAGTAGGTCGCCCGCTGCTTGTTGAGCCGCCGGAAAAGATTGCTCTTGACCATATCGGGGTGTGGGGTGTCCTGCCTGGTGTTTTTGGACAGGCGTTTCAGCATCAAAGCGTAAGCCTGCGCGAAGCGCTCAGCCCCCGGGTTTTTCTGTGCGTCGTACAGGTCGGCGTCCAGAGCCATCTTGTACGGTCCGGAACTGCAGTGCTGCTGCACAAACCGCCGGATGAAATCAGGTTGCTCCCCGGCGGCTTGCGCCTGCTGAAATGTCTGGAATGTGTATACAGTGCTCAAAATCAATCCCTCAGTTTCACAAGGCGCTTTGTGCGCACGAAATAGCGGATAGCGTCCATGCAGTGGTCGTTGACCTTCAGCACGGTGTCGTCTTTATCCGGATCCCAAGCGTACACGCCGAACTCTTCCAGCGTGCGCTTGCAGTCTTTGTAGATTTTCAGCCGGCCGGTCTGCAGCATGGTCTGCACGTCCAGAATGCCGCTCAGAACGTCGTTGTTTGCGGGGGTCTGGGTAAAGCCATTCTTGCGCAGTTCCGTAATCAGGGGCAGGGCAGAGGGGTCCACAATGATCCTTTCCGGCTTGAGACCGTTCAGCCATGTCTTGAGGTCTGTGACGTACTCGCCCACCGTCTTTTGCCGCTTCTGTTCGCGGCCACTGTAGTAGTACTCCCGGGTGACGATCCAGCAGTCTGCATCTGCCTGCTTCTGGAGCAGCAAAAAGACCGTTGCGTTCTGGGTGCCAAAGTCACACGCCACATAGGCACTCTTTGGAGACAGCGCCGGAAGCACATCAACAACGTGCTTCTTGCGGTCGAACATGTCATACACAAGGCCCTCGGCCACCGTCCACAGGCCTAGAATGTAGCGCTGATAGAAAACGCCGCTGTACTGGCTGCGGTATCTGGCCTTGATGTCCTCGGAAAGCGACAGGTTGTCGTCCATCGTAAAGTGGAGGTACATCATTTTGCGAGAGCGGCATTTCCGCACCCACTCGAGATAAAACCAATGCTGCGGGCTGCCAGGGTTGCAGTTGAACCAGAACTTTGACCCGGTGACAGAGCAACGGGCCGTGGCCTGGTTGACAAAGCTTTGCGGCATCAGGGCCACCTCGTCGAAGAATGCTCCAGCAAGGGTGATGCCCTGGATCAGGTCCTGGCTGCTCTCGTCCTTGCCGCCGAAAAAGTAAAACTCGTTGGTTCTTCCACCCTTGCTGACGGTCATACAGTTTTCGGCCCGGCGCTCCTTGACGTTGTAACCACGGGCTGCAAGCTGCTGCTTGAGCGTGCCCAGCACATTGCGCCGGAAACTGGCGATGGTCTTGCCGCACATGGCAAACTGCTGGCCGCTGTAGCAGGTCATAGCCCACTGGACGAACGAAAAGCTCATGGCAAAGGTCTTGCCCGAGCGAATGGCGCCATCAGCAATGATGCCGTTGTAGCCGCTGTATGCGCTCTGCGGTGTCCACCAGCAAAGAACCATCTTTTGCCGCTGGCTGAGGGCTTTCCAGCGAAAGCCGTTACTTTTCCGCATGGTCGTCCTCTTCTTCCGGCAGCATCTCCACGTCATCCGGCGGGCTGATGTCTGCGGCAGCATTCAATGCCTTTATCAAGCCATCATCGTGACGCTCTTCCTGCTCCGCTTCTTTCGGCTTATCGCTCCAGCCAAAATTAACTTGCAGGCTGAATCTTGCCCCGCTGTTTCCGTCGCGATCATAGAGCCGTTCTTCGGCGTATCTCTCGCATCGAAGCTTCGCGCGCGTTATCGTGTCAGAAAACTCAGCCTTTCCTTGATAGTCAATCAAAGATTGCCGAGACTTAAAACCCAACGCCAAAGCTAGACCGGTGACAGTTTCTGGACGTTCGTCGATTTTTATCACGTTTCCGTATTTGTCCAAAACAGGCTTTCCGGTTTCGTCTTCTAGGACGCTCCCTTCACAGCTTTTGAAGAACTCTTCGATTTTTTTCTCAAGTTCTTCTTTGCTCTCAAAGACGGGCGGTCTGCCTATCCTTTTGTTTTTGCTGTAAGCCACCGCCACCACCTCTCTAAACTCATGCAAAAGAAAAACCGCCCGGAAATCCGAACGGTCAAAATATCAAAATAAGCAGCACCCGTGCATTCAGTTCGTTGGACATGCGTCAAACGGTGGGCGCTGCTGCATCCGGAACTTTCGCGGCCGGATGCCCCGCTATTGCGCGGCCCCCTCATAGGGCACGCAAGCACTCCCGGCAGGGCTCGAACCTGCAACATGCGGTTTTGGAGACCGCTGCTCTACCGCTTGAGCTACCGGAGTATAAAAGCCGCCCTTGGAATCGAACCAGCCGTGTCTACACACACGCGCCGCGCTCCAAACTGCGCTCAGGCGGCATATAAAAACAGCTCCGGTTTTCCGCCGGGGCTGTTGGTTGGCGCACATCCTGTCAAGAAAGCTACACCTTGGCAAGGATTCTAAGGCCTTTTCTTGGCACGGGAGGTTGTACACGTGCGGCCTTGCGGGTTGTCTAGTCCATGCGCCATACGGTGCGATACGGCGGAATCGAACCGCCTCCTGTCTCTCATGAGCGGCAGGCTGCCTTTGTGTCAGTGTATCGCATAGAAGCAGCCCGCGAAACGTGAAGAGAGAACAAAAACCTACAAGCTTGAAAGGAGGAAGAGGAAAATGCCAAGAAGGGACACGTTTCGGAGGCTGCGTGGCAAGCGTCTCACCGCTTTCGGCGGTTCCGCTTATACCAATTTTACCACATCTCACATGTAACAACAATAACGACAACATGTAAGAAAATTACATAAATTGATGCCAAATCTGCGCAAGCTGCTTGCATCCATCCCGCACATACAAAGAAACGCGGTTTTCGTTTGGCAGGCCAAGACTGCGGGCCACGACGATCTGCTTTTGGTTCTGGACGTAGTAGCCATACAAGCATGCCTGCATCATGTCACTGCTTTTGGTGCCTGCAATGTACTTGATTCTGCGCTTTGCTTCCACCCGCAAAACTTCTAGCTCGGATTGCAGCTCTTGCATCTTGCGCTCGTTTTCGTCTGTTTCTTCGGCGCAAAATGCGATTTTGTCTCCGTGCCCGGATCCTCCGGGCATTCCGGTCATGCTGGCAGTGCACTTCGTGGCCTTGTCATGCGCTTGCCGGATGTCCAGCTGGATACGGTCAATTCGGTCGTCCATAGTCCGAAGCTGCTTAAACCACGACTTGACGGTGTGGTAGTCCACGCCAGTGCTGGGATTTGGCGTGTCGGTGTCAGGTGTCCATGTGTGGATCATGCCGCATTCCCTCCCGTGGTATAAAAAATAAAAATAGAAAGTGCTACGATTACAGCCGGAATCACAATTTCAGGTTCTTCCATTGCAAGCCGAAGAATAAGCAAGTATCCGGCAAACAGTACAAAACAAAAGCTTAAAAAGCCAAGCGTTGCAAATCCCATATTACTCCTCCATTTCTTCAATCCAGATCTCCACTCTGGGGTTTTGTTTGTCGTAATCCACCCTGCTGCCATCGTGTGCGGCAACGATCTTGCTGTTGTCGTCCTCCAGCACGTGGGCTTTTACCAGAATGTCTGTTGTGGCTTCGATGAGGTTTGCCAGATCGACCCGGCGGGCGGTCTTCATGTAGTACACGCACCTCACGTTCACGCGGGCAGAGATGGGGCTGCGCGGTCTTTTGATTTGCCGCAGGCAGTCCGTCTCATAATCCCCGTAGGCCTTGCTGGGGGCCACAAAGCGCCCGCCTGAGCGGCTTTTGAGGATGCGGGCGGAATTTTTCTTTGTGCGGGGGGCGCCGTAGAGGGTTAATTTCACAAGTTCCCTCCAATCAGATCGTCAATGTGCATCTGCACGGCCTGTTCCGGCACATCTTCCCAGCCGATGCCGATGTAGTCCAGCACACGGCCCCAGCCGTACCAGTTTCCGTTTTCGTCCCGGCAGACGTGCTTCATCCAGAACTCCCATTCTTTGGGGTTCGTTTCGCGCAGAACATCGAACCGGTGCGGCCTGCCCTCGATGTGGATGCCAAAGCCGCACATTGTGCAGCCGGTGCGCTGCGCCTTTGTGGTGTACAACTTGCCGTCTCTATCCTTCGCGATCTCGCCATATTCGGCGGGAATGGGCACATCTAGGTCAAGTGCAAGCTGCAAAACGTCTTGTCGGTCAAAAATGGCAAAAGGTGCGCTTCTGGTGGTCGTCTTGCCGAAGTAGTTGCAGCCGTGCATCTTCAGGCTCTTTTCGCGCCGCCCGCCTTCGCTGGCCATAAGGCCCATGTAGGGCACACTGTTGTGGTCCCGTGCCCAGTCGTTGCAGGGCTTTTCCTTGAGGTAGTAGCAGCAGCGGTCAGATACTTTGAACGGGGCCGCCTGATACCCAAGCGCCGCGCCCTCTGCGTCTGCGCCGCCAAACAAGTCGAGCCACTTTTGCGGCAGTTTCATCCGGCTGTTTTTCTGCCAGCCGCCGTATTCGCCGGTTTCCCCGGTGATGATCGCATGCCGCACGGTTGCGTTTTGCTCTGTCGGGTTTTGCAGCAGCATGATCTTGCCTGCCTTTTCCTTGCTGATGACTGGCCAGCCAAATTCTTGCAAGACCTGCACCTTGCTTTTCAACGGCTTCAGGAATACGAAGGACGGCGCTTCGCCATCGCCCATCCAGTTTTTGTATTCGGTCTCCATCTCTGCCGCCATCTGCTTGTGCACCTGCTGCACGCCCTTGCCTTCCAGCGATGAGCAGGACACGCATGTAACGGGCAGTCCGATGCTTTCCAAAAAGTAGTGCAGCGTGATGGAATCCAGACCGCCAACGGACAGGTGCACGCCCTTGTCGTGCTCTTTTGCCCAGTAGTAGAATGCCTCGGCCATTTCCTGCGCGTGCTCCACCTTGCGCTTGTAATCCCACTTCTGCATCGTCTGAAAACGCTCGATGTTTGCCAAAGAGCCATTTTCAGCCATAATCTCCTGTACGGTTTTCATTTTTTACCCCCATTGTTCGGACATTGCTTTTGCCACGCCCGGAAAAGTTTTTGCACGGTTCTTTGCGCGGTTAGTGGTAAACACGCCCTTGTGTTGTTCACCATGCTTGTGCGAGTAGGAACCAGACGGGCACCATGTCGCGGTAGGTTCTACGATGTTTGTCGGGTGCAGCGGCGGTACACCGCGCTCCCACAGTAACGTTTTCTTGCTGTATGGATGTCCGTACTCGTAGGGCTGTATTGCCTGCGTAGGCTTTGGATAATCAAAAATCTTGCTGGGGGTAGGATTCTCAATCACAACTTTTTCGCAATCAGCTGCCCACACGGCAAGAAAAAGCGCCTTGCCGCACAATCCCTCATAATATCGGGAAAGATTGAGCTTTCCTCCCTTGTACAGGTGTCTTGCTCCCGCGTTGCTCGTCTTTGTGTAGGGGACAAATGCGATAATCATGTCCCAGCGGGGCACTTCATGCACGGTTCCGTCCATGGTCACGATCTGCCCCCCTCGATGGCCTTTAAGCAGTCACCGAGAATGTGCCATTCCGGGTGTCCGCCGGACGGCTCCTGAATATCGCAGGAGTAGGCTTCGTGTCCTTTTGCCCGAAACGCCTTGCATACTTCCTGCGATTCCTCGCAGGCGATCAGCACTTTCATCGCTTTCTTCCTCCCATCCATCCTTCTTTGTCGAAATCGTTGCGGCTGATCCGCTCCGCCGCGTGGTTCCCGTTGGTGTAGATGCGCTGTGCTTTCAGCTGGCGCTTGTACTCGGCGTACCGTGGGCAGCTGTCGTGGCAGATCGGGTGCCGGTCGGGGCAGTCTTTGCAGGGTTCAAGAATCATCACCTCTCAAGCTCCTTTCTTGTCGGCTCGCTCGCCCGCAGCCTTGCAGCTTCACGCGGGGCGGTGGTGATATCTGCCTGCGCCTGCTTCAAAAACTCGGCACGGCGGTATGTAAGGTCTGGCATTTCAGCCAGCTCTGCAAGTCCTCCCACGCTTCCGGCATAGGATTTTGCCGCCGGGGGGAGTTGGTCATACAGGGCTTTCAGCTCTTTCTGTCCGTCACTACGCAGCAGCCCGCCCTTTTCGTCAATGCCGATCACCATCGGGAACTTTCGCCAGCTCAAAAATGTCTGTGCCTTGCGTGCCGCTACAGCCAGAGCTTCCCATTCAGCGGACGGGTCAAGACACTGGGAAAGCTGCTTGAAGATGTCGGCTACCGTGACCGGATAAACGCATACCCGGTTCGCCGCCAGAAAAGCCCGCTTGACAGTATCGCCGTCATAGTCGCCAAACTGGTACGCCCACACATCGATGGTGGTCTGCATCTCCTCATCGGTCAGTGGCTTAGACCCCAGCTTGTACAGCACAAAATTCATGCGGATCAGCTTTGCCACGTCTTCCCGTGTCATGTCTCAAACCCTCTTTCTCTGTCCATCTTCGCCAGCACCCGTGCAAGCTGGTCGTCTACGGTCTCGGTTGGCTGCTTGCCTCTCGGTCTGGATTGCCGGCTTTGCTCGTTGGCTTCCACATCCCCCGGTGTGCGCAGGCCGTCCCGTTTCCATCCGGACAATATGCCGTTGATGTAGTTCCACGAGCGCTTTCCAGCTTCTGTGGCCTTGTCAATCGCCAGCAGGATCATCTCTGTGCTGTACTCCTGCCGCCACTTCTGCAGCTTGTCCAGTGCAGAGCGCGGGAAGTCCCCAACGGCCTGCTGATAATGCTGGACGATTTTAGAAAGTTCTACGTCAACGGCGGCGGCGCTATTATATATATCCCCGTTAGGGGATATAACAGTTCCAGTTCCAGTATCAGTTCCAGTAACAGTATCAGTTCCAGTAACAGTATCAGTTCCAGTAACAGTATCAGTTCCAGTAACAGTATCAGTTCCAGTAACAGTATCATTATAGTTACCACTTGCTTGCACTTGGTAGCATGTGCTAGCATTTGCTGAACTTGCTTTCATTTGAGCAGCACGTGCTTTTCCTGCTTCCCGGCGCTTTTGCTTGACGTTCTCGTACTTTTCTGTAGCCGAATCCACGCCATTGCACATGAACCGGAAATTTCCACGCATTCCACGGTCGGAAAATGTCGGTTTTTCGCCTGTTCGGACGTACTTTGCCAAAGCCCGCATTAGCTGTCCTACTTCGGCATCCGTGTACTCTTCCAGCGCGTCGAACCAATCCAGATACACGACAAATGACTTTTTTTCTTCTTTTGCCACTTGCTCACCTCCTTTGCACGCCCGTATAGCCGGATAGCACAGCTTGCGAAATCAGAAGGGAAGATCTTCTGCGTCTTCGTTGATGGGGTCATACTCAGCAGAAGGGGCCGCTTCCGGAGCGCTGGTGCTGTGCGGCGCGTAGTCTGCAAGGCTTTCGCCGGGGTACATCTGCGCACCCTGCAGGCCTTCCGGTTCTGCTGCCGGTTCTGCAGGTTCCAGCGGCGGGCCTGGCTGTGCCATCAGGTCGATCATCTGCTGCAGCCAGCGGAATGTCACCAGCCCGCCGGGCTGAACATCATCCGCGTCCACATCGTAGTAGATCTTGCCGTTATACTCCCGCTCTTTCAGCTTTTGAGCAAAAACCGTGACCTGATCGCCTTTCTGCAGCATCCCATCCCACTGGTCGATGCCGTGCCAGAGGTTCACGCCCACAAAGAAGCTCTGCCATTTGCCGGATTCATCCTGTGTGCGGCTGGCCTTCAGGTCGAACTTCAGCACCCGCTTCTGCCCGGCATCCCGGAGCACCGGGTCTTTGGCAATCTCGCCGTGCAGCATGATGCCGTTCTTGGTCTGGACGATCATGCATCATCACCGCCAAACGGATCATCGGCGGTCGGTTCTTCCGCAGGCGCTTCCGGAGCGGGGATCAGCGTGCCTGCCGTCTTGCGGTGGCGGTGGGAGCCTGCGAAAGGATCCAGCACCGGCAGCTCTTCGGACGGCACCTCACGAGCGGCGCCTTCAGCGTCCACACGCACCTCGCTCTCATCGTACAAAGCTCCAAAGGTGGACGGGAACGCTTCACGCAGGGCGTGCACCAAAGCCACCTTGCGGATCATGGTAGCCTTTTTGCCGTTCCAAAGAGACTTTCCGGTGTCGTATTCACTGAGCTTGACTTCCTCGTAGCTGGCGCGGGTGCGGTCCTTACGGTAGACCTTCGCCCAGCCGCCGAGAAGGGTCTCGCCGCCGTTCCCATCATAGACGATGGAACCCTCACGGTTCAGCAGCTGGCCATCTGCGGTCAGGACGATCACGCCAGCTTCAAAGCCGTCAAAGTTGGGGTTGCGCTCGGCCATCTGCATGTAGCAGTTCTTGCCCAGCACGATGGTGCTGGCGGTGTCGTCGTTTTTGTTATCGTAGTGGATCAGGTAGGCTTCTTTGGTGAAGGGGTTCAGGTGGTACTGCTTGCAGGTCTCCAGAAAGATTTTGCATTCAGCATCGGTGGCCTTGGGGCAGATGAAGTCACGCACGTCTCCAAAACTCACAGTGAAGTGCTGACCGTCAGCACCGGTGATCTCCACCGGCACGGACGGGGATGCGGCCTGCATAGCGGTGCTGCCTGCACGGTTGGCATTCTGAATGGAACGGTTTGCCAGAGACTGTGCGTTGGAAACGGACGAAGTAGGCGCGGGTGCGCCGGGACGAGTAAATGCCATAAGTAAGTACCTCCAAAATTATTTGATAGAACCATAGCGGAAGCCGCGCTCTGCGGCTCCCTGCTTGAACCATGCAATGTCCTCCCGGGTGAACTCCACCCAGAAGCTGTATTTCTTGCGGGCAGGGGTTTCCGACTGTGCAGGCTCTGCAAAACGCTGCAGCACTTCACAGTCCAGCCGTCCGGAAGCGGTGATAAAGGCGTTGGTCTGCGCTTCCTGTGCGGCCTCTGCCTTGATCTGGCGTTCTTCTTCGGTCGGAGGGATAATGACCGGAGCGGTGGCCTGCGCCCGCTCTGCGGCCATTCTCTCGGCTTCTGCGCGGCGCTGGGCGTCCCGGGCATTCTGGCGGCGGCCATGCTCCACAAGGGCAGCGTTAAGATTCAGTTCACGCAGATACTCCGTGGTGCAAGCCTCTGCGTCCTCTCCGCAGGTTTCCCGGATCAGACGCAGCTCCTCCCGCCGAGTCTCCACGCTCTTGCGCAGCTCCCGGCTGGCCTTTGCCAGATCATAGGTCTTGTTGAGCCACTGGGGCACCAGCAGGCGGTCAAATGGGATCATCTCCCGCAGTTCTCCGATGCAGTCGGCATAAACAGCCCGCAGGGCGTCGGACTTGTCCTGCCGTTCGGCTTCTTCCACCGCCTTGACCTGCTGGTCAATGGCACCGGAGACAGCCTTACACTGACCCTGCATCTGCTTGGCACTCTGCAAGAACTCTTCCAACGGCTTCATGTAAAAAGCCTTGGCGCTGCGGGCAGCATCGCTGAGCTGCTTGTCCAGCTTGTTCACAGCGGCGCGGTCGGCCTTGGCATCCTTGATGGTCTCCGGGGTGTAGACGCGGCCGGTGTAGGCGGCCAGCATCTCGGTCAGGTTCTGCTGCACCTCAGCTTCATTCCACCGGATCGCGGGCAGCTCCGGGTGCTCGACCCGGACGGTCAATTCTTCTTGCATAAATATTCACCACCTCTGATAAACTCTCTCACCATCGTTGTTATATACGATATAGGTATTGCGGGGATAGCCTTGCGCGTGTTCCTTTTCGGACAGCGCATCCGCCTGTCGGATCAGCTCTCCCACTGTCTGCGCAGAGCGCCTCTCTAAAAATTTCGGCGGGTTTTCAAGCCCGTCATAGATCTGCATAAGTGCCACTTGTAAAACCTCCTGTTTTGTGCTATTTTTGTGGTGATGGGCGGCGAAACTCATCACTCTTTGGGCTTGTCCGTGTTGGCGCACGGGCAGGCTCTTCTTTTTTTGCGTCATACACGGTGTACCACATGACATGGTGGACAGTGTCAGGC